TAATTCCGTTGTAATATTCATCTGTTTCTAGCACTCTGCGGTCAAACTGTTCCTTTGCCTCTAAATAACTCATGGCGCCTCTGCTTTGACATAGATACAAAATCTCTCTTGTAAAGTTTTGTGGTCCTAATTGTTCAACGTCAGCGAGCAAATGATCTGAGGAACCCCAGTAATCTCGCCAATCGCTTTCTACTTTGCTTCTTCTTTTATTTTTCTTGCCTTTGAGTGGTGGGCGTGTTTTCTTAAACTTGGCTAATTTCTTGCCTATGTATTTTTTGTTATTGGTCTTATTGGTTATTAGATATACAAAGCCTTCGCAATCTTGTGGTAATTCTTCGATATTTTCACCTTGATAAGTCCATTGCATATGGATACTTACCCAGGCCTAATCTTCCGGTGCCTCTTTCTTGGAATGATGCTTCTCGTGTATTTCATCCATACGTTGTTTAGCTAAAGCTCTAATCTCTCTTAGCCATTTACGGCTTTCTCTGTGAGTTCGTACGGAATTTCTTGCCTCAAATTTCTCATTTGCCTTGAAGTATGCCATATATGCCTTGGTTAGCTTGTCATGTGTATCATCATTCATTATGTATTTCCACATCATTTTCATATGATGTAAATCCGTTTTCCTTTAATACCTTTAATACGTGTGTTACTCTTCCAACAAGCTCGTCTTTGTGTGATATTAGATAAACGTTCTTTTCACGTTCACGACCCATTTTCTTTAATATAGCCAACGAATTTTCAACACCACTGGTATCCATACCTGAATCAACAAGCTCGTCAATGAACAGTAAGTTAATGTTCTGATATAAGCTCTCCCAAACATCGCGAAATGCGAAGCTCATTCCTAGTATCAGTCTATTACGCTCACCTCTGGAAAGATTGTCAAAGTCAAGATCCTGTCCAAGCTGTGTTATTTCAACACTTAGGTCATTCATAAACACAACTTGATGAGGGAGACCTAGCTTGTCAAGATAATGAGTAAGCCTGTTGTTCAGGTATGAAAGATTTTGATCAATGATCTTCTTACGAATAAAGCTATCTTTATTAGTAAGCAGTTTTAGTAAGAACTCTTGGTGTTCTTTTAGATCATTGAATACATTGATTGTTGACCAATCAATTTCTTGAATTCCTGTATTTGTTAAATCGTCAATTTGTTCTTGATAAGGATCATTTTCTGTTTCGCTATTTTCAAGAGCTTGCTTTAATTGTGCAACATTTTGTTTATGATCATAAACTTCTTTAATAGTTTCATAAAAAGTTTCTGGGCGTCCGTTTATATCACCAATATCATTTAATTGATCTGTTGCAATTTTTAATTTGTCTGTTATTTCTTTTTGATAGGCCAGAGCATCTTCAAGCTCTTTGGCTTTTTTATCTTCAATTTCTTTGACCTTATCTTCCTGTAGCTCTTGACCACAAGCATAACAAACAGCGTTGTCAAGTTCTGATATATCCTTTGTTACTTTATCTACTGATTTGTCTGCTCTTAGTAATGCAGACTCGAGTGTTGAAGTTTCCTTCTTAAGATTATTTATTTTTGTGTTGAGCTCTTCCCAGTTTTGTAACTTTTCGTGTTTGTCAAGTTCGGAATCAACATCAAGATGTTCTAACTCATCTATTCCTTTTTGCAACTTTTCAATGTTTGTTTTCTTTGTTGTTTCCCATGCACTTTGTTTTAGTTTCAAACTGTCAATTGTTTCTGTAATTCTTTCATTGCTCTGTTGTTGTGCATTTATTTTTGCATTTTCTTCAGTAATTGATTCTTTAGTTTCACGTATTTTTTCTTTAAGACGTTCTGCCTTTTCAGAAAGAATAGTAATACCAAGCAACTGTTCAATGATGTCCTTCTGATCATTTACCTTCATGCTTAAGAATGGCTCTGTATAGGTGTTCAATGCAAGTATATGCTTGAACATGTTATGGCTCATTCCAAGTAATTCGTTTATAGTTTCTTGTGTTTTTCTGCTGTCTCCTTGGCTTTCATCAATCAATTCTTGTTCTTCATCATTTACAAAAAACTTTAAGACGTTAGGACTGCGTCCTCTTTCTACTTTATAGTTTACATTGTCTTTTTCAAACGTCAGTGTAACCAACATTCCTTTGTTGTTGGTCTTATTAATTAGATTGTTTCTTTTGATATTTGTTAAAGCAACACCATATAGGGCGTAACTTAATGCATTTATGATGGTTGTTTTACCTGTACCGTTTCGTGACCCCATATCGTCACCACCTTGGTCAAGATTTTCACCAAGTACAAGTGTTAATTGTTGTTTATCAAAATCAACAGCCTGGGTTTGATTACCCACACTCATAAAATTCTTTACTGTAAGGTTTTTTATCTTAATCATATTTCGTCATAAATCCTTAACAGTAAATTTTTATCATATTGTTCTGTATCAATTGCGGTAATCTCCTTTGTGACTATCTGATCAACGCTTTCGAATTGACTAATGTCAATGTCGGTGTGTATTTCCTCATCTTGTTGACTTGGAATAAGTGTAATTTCTCTACAATCATATTCATTTACAAATGTTTCCTTAATAAAACTTGCTTCTTCATATGAAATAGGCAAGTCTAATGTTACTCTCAGATACATTTTGCTTTTTAATAACTTTTCTTTTTCGTCTAGTAGTTGTGATAGTTTTACAGTTCTGTATTTCGGACAGTTATCCCAGTTTAAATATTCAGGTTCTTGATTATTTTCCTTATCAAGTATCATCATTCCACGTTGATCATCCCATGCATCTGCATAGTTGTGCGGAAATGCATTACCCATGTAATGAATTTTGCCTTGAACTTGTCTTTTATGAAAATGTCCACTGAAAACATAATCTTGATGTTTGAAATGTTCAGCTCTTAGTTCACCGTGTTCGGGCATCTTTACCATCGCATTCATATAGAAGTGTGGTAATTCAAAATGTCCAAACATATACTTGGCTTTTATCTTAGAAATCTTCTTCCATTCATCGCCAACCAACCAAGGAACAAGTGCAACGTCATCTTCTTCTACTATTTCGTCAACATAAGTTATACCTGGAATGTGTTTTCCAAACTCAAGAGAATAAATGTCTCGCTTGTCTTTGTAATATAAATCATGATTACCAGCAAAGAAGTAAAACTTGTCAAATGCCGCGCCTAGCTTTTCTAGGCAACGTGTAGTTGCATCTAATGTTTGTACATTAATACTATTTCTGTTATGATGCCAGTCACCACAGAATATTCCGGTTTCGCAACCGTTTTCTTTTGCTCTATCGATAAACCAATCTACAAATTCTTCACAGTCTTGTAGATGAATTTTACTGTTAGACTTCAATCCTAAGTGGATGTCCGTAAATACTGCCGCCTTTTTAAACACTTCGCAATCCTTCCTTTGTCATTATAGCTTAAAGTTTGTATAATGTCAAGACTTTTTGGACGAACTATCTGGTGTTGTAACTTCTCCGTGTCTTTCTTTGGATCTTTCCCATTCACCTGCCGCTTGTCTTGTGTAACTTGGATTCATATTATTCATTTCAAGAATATCATCTCTAATGTTTTGATTACGTTTTTCTATATTGATAACTCTTACAAATGAATTCGTTACTGCCGCCGTATAATAGGCGAACGGATTGTTTGACTTTGACTCGTCAAACTGTAAACCAATTTGTGATAGTTGTAAAATTGCTTGTCCTCTCATTTCGTCATTATAGGTGTAGCCTCTTACATTACCTCGTGTAGCATATCTATCGCAAAGTTTCATCCACATCAATGCAAGTTTATTAGTTGCTTGTCCATGACGGAGATTAAAATAACCGTTTTCCATACCACCTTCCCAGTGGCTTTTGCCTATGCATACAAGTTCATCTTTATCATTAAATCTGAAATGCTGGAACGGAGGAAAATTAAGTTTTACTTTTGTGTCTGCTACTGTTTTTGGATTTTTCTTTCGACCTGGTTCGTCTGGTACATGATCAAAAGTCATTATTCTAAAAACCAAATCATATTTGTCAATTTTTCTGTAATCGATGGCAAATTCTGCCAATTTAACTCTTTTGTTCTGTGCTTTTGCTTCTTCAAATGCTTCTTGCTGTAATCTCTTTGCCTT